TCCCGCGAATAGTTGCGAAGGTCGGCGATCCGGTGGTCCATGCCCGCAATGTAGCGACGTGCCCGATCCGATGCGAGCGAAGGTCTATCGCGTCACGGTAGGAATGTTTTCAAACTGAGACACTACCCATGCGCCAGGATAGGGTATCAATTCAAGTACGATGGGTTATTAGGCAAGCACGTCAACGTCCCTCAGGACATTGACGTAGCGCCGCCGGCACGGCCGGCACCCGCATGTTGCCAGCAAATTCCCGATGGGTCCGTCGTACGAACCGATGGGCGGCCCGGAAGCAGCAACGTGTAATTCACTGTTGGAGTGGGTGAATGCGGTTCGGGCGCCTGACGAGGCACCGGCGCTACATCACCGTCTGTTGCTGGATGAGTTGAGTGCGATCAGCCGTGGCGACATTGATCGGCTGATGGTGCTGATGCCGCCTGGCTCGGCGAAATCGACCTACGGCTCGGTGCTGTTCCCACCGTGGTGGTTCGTCGAGCACCCGCGGAGCGCGGTGATCGCCACTTCGCACACCGCGAGTCTCGCGCATCATTTTAGTCGCAAGGTGCGCGATCTGATCTCCGAGCATGCAGATCTGCTTGGCTTTGGGCTTGCCAATGGCGTACGTGCCGTCGATCAATGGCGAACCACGCAACGTGGCGAATATTTTGCGATAGGCGTTCGTGGCTCCGTCATCGGGCGACGTGCCGACCTGATCCTCATCGACGATCCTATCAGTGGTCAGGCTGACGTGGACAGTGTGATGCAGCGCGATCGGCTGTGGAACTGGTACCGCTTCGAGCTGGCCACGCGACTGAAGCCGAGGGGGCGTATCGTGCTGATCATGTGTCGCTGGCACCAAGACGATTTGGTTGCGCGGTTGCTGGCGCAAAATCGCGATGAGTGGCGGGTGATATCGCTGCCGGCGCTGGCTGAGCCTGACGATCCGATAGGGCGTGCGGAGGGTGCTCCGTTGTGGCCGGAATGGCAGGATGCAGTCGCACTTAGTCGCTATCGTGCCACGGTGGGCGAGTGGGCATGGAAGTCGCAATATCAGCAGTCGCCGCAGCCTGCAGGCAGCCGAATGTTCGACATCAAGTGCATCGACGTCGTCGACGAACCGCCTCCTGTCGTGGGCAGAGTGGTGCGCGCGTGGGACCTTGCCGCGACGGATGCGAACGAAGGTAACGATCCGGACTGGACCGTCGGCGTGAAGATGGCGCGGGATGAGTCGGGCCGTTTCGTCGTGCTTGACATGGTACGTGTGCGCCGCAACCCGGCTGGCGTGGAGGACACGATCACCGAAGCCGCGCGTATCGATGGGCGGTCTGTCGTCATTGGTCTGCCACAGGACCCTGGTGGCGCGGGCAAACAGCAGGTTAGTTACCTGACCCGTGCGCTTGCCGGATACCACGTCGTAAGCTCGACGGAGACTGGCCCGAAGGACACGCGCGCGCGACCACTCGCATCCCAGGTGGGTCACCATAATGTCCTCATGGTACGCGCGAATTGGAATCACCCATTATTCGAGGAGCTTGGTGATTTTCCGTCTGGACACAAAGACGATCAGGTCGATGCAATGTCTCGAGCGTTTCTGATGTTGACGGATGGAGGCGCATCGCCACGGATCATCTCTGGGTCCATTCTTCAGCGCTAAAAAGCATCCGAACAAATCCAAAAATATGTTTGAAAGCATATGCAGTCTGATCCCACGGGACCCAGCTTATCCAGTGCGCGCCCGCTGTCTCGACATCCTGCGTCGCGTGCTGGATGGCAGCCTGTACGACGTGCTCCCGTACGAATTCCATCAGGAACGATCGGCCGGGGGGGAATATATCCCACTGCGCAACCGGCGTCCGAGCGTGCGGTACGCGCTATGTCGGACCGTTGTGGAGGACAGCGTGGCTTTGCTGTTCAGCGAAGGCCACTTCCCGACCATAGACTGCACAAACGTCGAGGTACGCTCGGCACTGGCCGATATCGTCAAGGAGTCTCGTCTAAATTTGACGATGACTGACGCGGCGCTACGAGGCGCGGTGGGCTCGGTGGCAATTCTCATGCGGGTCCTGAAAGGGCGCGTATTCTTCGACGTGCTGGACACGGTGGGTCTTACACCTGAATGGGATGCAGAAGCGCCCGACACACTGTCTCGCGTCGTCGAACGCTACAAGGTCTCCGGCGCGACGTTGCTGACCAGCGGATACGATGGGCTGGATGCCACCACCGACTATTGGTTCTCGCGCCAGTGGGATGCCAACGCCGAGACGTGGTTCCTGCCTTCTCCTGTGGCGCGGGCGAGCGAGCTGGCGATTGATGAGAGTCGCACCGTGTATCACGGTCTTGGTTTTGTGCCAGTGGTCTGGATACGCAACCTGCCCGGCCCTTCTTCGACGGGAGATCCGGCAGACGGCGGGTGCACCTTTCGCGCTGCGGTGGAGACGCAGATTGAGATCGACTACCAGCTCAGCCAGGCGGGGCGCGGTTTAAAATATAGCAGCGATCCAACGCTGCTCATCAAAGAGCCTGCAACGTCAGACACCGAGATCATCAAAGGCGCGGGCAACGCATTGGTGGTCAGTGAGAGGGGGGACGCAAAGCTGCTGGAAATCGGTGGTACCGCCTCTGCAGCCGTGATCGAGTATGTAAGGACGCTCAGGGAGCTGGCACTCGAGAGCATACACGGCAACCGTGCGAGTCCGGACCGCCTCACCGCAGCGCAGTCTGGCCGCGCACTTGAGCTAATGAACCAAGGGTTGATCTGGCTCGCGGATAATCTACGCGTAAGCTATGGCGAGGGCGCGATGCTTGAACTCGCGCGCATGGTGATGCGTGCATCGCATGCGTATCCGCTCTCAGTGATGGGCCGAAAGATCGCTGATCTTGATTTGACAGCACGTCTCTCGCTCACCTGGCCTCGCTGGTATCCGCTGAGCGCCGACGATCGTCAGCGCGACGCAATGACACTGAGCACGCTCGCAAATGCAGGGCAAATCAGTCGTGAGACGGCGGTGAAGGCAATAGCGGACACGTACGACATCGAGGATGTGCCAGCGGAGCTGGCGCGCATCGCAATGAACGGAAAGACCCAATGACAGAAGGCGCACCGCAACCCCAGGCCGATGGTGACGTGCTTACGCAGACCCAGGCGCGGGCAGATGCGTTAGAACGCGAACTCGAGGAGTTTCGTTCGGTTGCTCAGACCAGGCTTATCCGTGCGGAGCTCAAGGTCGAGGCGGTCCGCGCGGGGATTCTCGATCTCGACGGCCTGCGACTGCTGGAGATTTCGGATGCCAAGCTGGGCGCGGACGGTGAAGTAGAGAACGCCGCCGAACTGGTGGGGCAACTCCGCCGCGCCAAGCCATGGCTGTTCAACGCCGGTTCTTCATCGAGCGCTGCCTCCGTGCCACCTGCACAGCCACTTCGACAGAAGCCGGCGACCGAGATGACCGACGAAGAGTATCGGGCGGCCCGCGCAGCGCTGCTGAAGCAGTACGCGTGACCCAACATCCCCATTGACACATCAACCGAACTAAAGGAATCCCGCGATGGGTATCCAGAATTTTCCAGCCGCTCTTCAGCCGATCATCCAGCAGGGCTTCCTAGAGCGTGAGTTCCAGCAGGCGTTGCGGTCTCGGCTAGGTTATCGCGCTTGCGCGGACCGAGTACAGATCGCCGTTGGTATTGGTGAGACGCTGACCAGGACGCGCGCGGGATTGAAGCCGAGCGTCACGACGCCGTTGCCGCCGAATATCAATACCAACTTCGATAATGGGCTGACCCCTGCGGGCTGGGGCGTCGAGCAGTACACCATTACAATCAACCACTACGCCGCGACCACCGACCTAAACATGGTCACAAGCCGGGTTGGTATCGCATCCCAGTTCCTGCAGAACGCCTATGTCAATGGCGAGCAGGCGGCACGAAGCCTGGACGAACTTGCACGCGATGCGCTGTTTGCCAGCTACTTCGGAGGCAACACACGCGTGCGCACGACTCTCGGGAGCCCCGCCACGAGTTTGGCCGTTGACGATGTGCGCGGTTTCCAGAACGCATTCGTCAATGGAGTGCAGACGGCCGTGAGCCCGACAAATCCCCTCACGGTAACGGTCGGTGCCGATGCGTACACCCTGACTGGTGCTGCCGTCGATGCCACGAATGTGTCCACCGCGCCATATGGCATGTCGGGCGTGCTCACCTTTTCAGGAAACGTCTCGGTATCGGATGGGGCTGTCGGCAATAGCGTTATCGCGGCAAACGCCTCGGTGATCGTACGGCCCTCGCAGCGTCCGAACACGGCACAGCTCGCGGCTGGTGACATGCTGACGATGTCGTGTTTGCTCGATGCGGTGACCAAGCTCCGAATGAATGCTGTCCCTGAAATTGACGGGGCCTACAACTGCTATCTTGACCCGGTGTCTGCACGACAATTATTCGCTGATCCCGACTTCAAGCAGTTGTTTCAGGGGGCCACTTCGGCCAACCAGGTCTTTCGCCAGGGTATGACGAACGACTTCCTGGGCCTGCGGTTTGTGCCGACGACTGAGGCATTCGTACAACCGCACCCATCGCTTACGGGCCTGATGGTTCGGCGGCCGATCATCTGCGGTCAGGGTGCACTGATCGAGGGGGACTTTGCCGGGATGGCGGCGTCGGACGTGGCGCCAAGGGATTCCATCGTGTCGGTGGTCGATGACGTGGCGATGGTCACGCGCGAGCCGGTCGACAGACTGCAGCAGATCATTGCCCAATCCTGGTACTGGATTGGTGGGTTCTGTGCACCATCGGACACCACAACCAACCCGACCACGATCTCAACCGCGACGAATGCTGCGTTCAAGCGGGCGGTCATGGTTGAGCACGTTGGCTGACGAGAAACGACCATGGCTATGGGATCGATCACCCCGTTTCGACCCACAGGGACGGTCTCGCTCTCTGTCGGGACCGCGTCCGTGTCGACACGCTTAGCAGGCGGCGGAGATTCGGTTGTCATCACTAATCTGGCTGCGTCTCTGGCCTATGTGCGGTTCGGTGCGGACGCCTCGGTGACTGCATCGGCCGTCGATATGCCGATCATGCCGAATGGCCAAGCTATGCTATCCGTCAACGACCTCATCAGCTACGCCGCTGCGGTTTTGGCAAGCGGCAGTGGCACGGTGCTGTTTACACGCGGCGATGGATCCTATCTCTGATGGCGTTCACCGACGCGGAGAAGACCGACATACGCCGTTTCTGCGGCTATCCGGCTTACGGCGCAGCGCCCGTGAGCATGCAGACCTGGCGGTTCTATCAGACTTACGGGCTGCTGGAATTCCGCATGAACAATCTATCCGACGCGGAAATGTCGGTGGTACGACGCTATCTTGCTACGCTGTCGGCGTTAGAGATCGCAGTGCCACGTTCGGCCGATAACCTCGACACCGATCAGGCCGCGGTCTGGACACGTAATCGAGACGAGCCGCGTGACCGAACAGTGCTATTCGATGCCTGGCGCAAGCGATTGTGCGGCTTTTTCGGGATACCCCCCGGACCCGCACTCAACAATGGCGGCATCGCGTTGGTGGTGTAAATGGATCCGTCACATCTCGAGGACCGCATCCACTGGGGCCTGAATGTTGCAGCGCGAGCAATAGGGGTCGACACCGACGCTTATAGGCCGAACGGGGGCAACGATCCCCTCACGCCGGCAAATCGCTATCTTCGATTGCGCGCAACATTCGCTCCCGAGGACGGCCAATTCAGGCGGGCTAATGCTTATGGTGCTGCATTGTGGCGGGGGATATTTGACGCAGCCTACACGCACGTTGGCGACTATCTCGTGCAGGGCACTGCCATCTGGTTTATTGCTGCCCAGCAGCGCCTATTGCCGGTGCTATGTGTCCGGACCAATCGGGTGGTGAACTTTCTGCGGCCCGCTGCACCATCGCGTA